AAAAATTTGGATTTGTAATTTCCCCCCCTGTTCTTGTAGTATCACTTACATAAACCCAAGCCTCTTGAATATTAGTTGTAGAAGAATTTTGGAAAGCAAAAATTAAAGGATATAAAGCATAATTTGGAGTATCGTGTTTTGTTAAACAAACTTCCCAATGATTTCCACCTTTATATTGAAAAGAAGAAGAAAATTTATCAGAAGTCGCATAATACTTAAAATAATTAGTATCATCCCCGCCTAGAGTAAATTCATCATCAGAAATACAATTATCGCAATAAGTCATATTAACATAGACATCTACAACATCAAAACCCGAGGCATAATCTTCTAAATTTATACAAATTTGTAAATTTGTCCCGTCAAAAACAAAATTAGGAACAGAGTGAATTATCTCGACATCGGCAGAAACTAGAGAAATAGAACTAAATAAAATTAATGAAAAAAGAAAAAAAGAAAGAAATAAATGCTTTTTCATCTTAATTAATTAAAAGCTTTCCAAACTGCGAATACTAAACCGCTAGCCACAATTATAGGCAGAACAGTAGTAAGCCAAGTTGGTCCACCAGTGGTATTTAATCCACTGAACATAGTTGGTGCAAGAGCACTAACAAGAACAATGAAAATTAAAGCACCGATAAGAGTTGCTATTTTACTATTTAATTGCATTTTATATAAACACCTTCAAATTAATTACAAAAACTATCTTTATAAATATTTATGGTTTTAAATATTGTATATTGCGAAATTTGAATAAAGCAAAATAAAAGCAGATTAGAGGGGAAATTAACCAATACAATAAGAGAGTCAAATTTCTAGCAAGTTTAGAATTAAAATAAGTCTGATTAGTATATTTTTGTATCACCTCTTGTTTTTGAGATTGCATAAATTCATATTGAGAAGATAAATTTTGATTATCTGTGATTAAAGGGTTAATCTGATAATAATCTTCTACAAAAATTAGAGTCGCCTGTCCGTTTGAGTAAACATTACACATAAAGCCAATAAGAAAAAATAAAACAAACTGAATATAAAAAAATTCGTCTATTTCTTTGGGGATGTTAAAAGTCATTTTTTCTTTCTACCCCAAGTTAAATAACCAAAAAAAACCCCTGCAATCATAGAAATAATTTCAGCTATAAATAAAATTTCCCAATTAATTATAGAACATATCATATTAGTTTTTCTCCTGCAAGTTTATCTATAATCTGTATTGCATCATTAATATCTAATTCACCAAGGTATTCTTTATTTTTAATAGTCATTTCTTCTTTCAAAAGTCTTATAAATTCTCTGACATCTTTTGTTTCCAAAATAGTATAGTCATCTCCAACTAAATCCTGTCCATCTGTCTTTATTTTCTCACTTAAATTAAATTTTGTCATTTTTTTCATCAGCTTTTGTTTTAAATTATTTAAAAAACCTCTACAACAATCATTATCATTTGGAGTTTCAGCAATTTCATCATCAATCATCTTTATAAAATCAGCAGTTGCTTGTTGATAAACAAATTCTAATGCAGGTTTTACTTCATCTAATAAAACATCAAAATCTACTGTTCCTTCACAATTCTCATCTGCTTCATCACTTTTTCTATCCCAACTTTTCTTTATACCATCTAAAGTTCTGTTAATTAATTCTTCTTTGATTTTATTTGTTGTCATTTTAAATCTTCTAATAAAATTTTAACTCTCTTATAATTTTCACTAGCCCCTATTAATTTATGAAATTTTAAAGCATTTTCTAAGAGTTTTTTATATTGTGTTTTTTCCATTTGATTATGAAGTAGGGGGATTTGAAAAGAGGCAATTATCAGTAACCCTGTTTTGTCAAGCCCCCTACATTTTCCTTATAGACTATAAAAGGGCGATAGAGAGAGTAACTTGAACTCTATCGCCCACAAATCCTATATATTTTTTAGTAATAACAATTATCTACCTAATGATTTTAATTTATCAAAGGTAGCATACATATCGATTATTGCTTTTCTAATTTCTTTATTAGAGGGGTCTATATCGACCCTACTTCTAGGATGTGCCTTGTTTGGTTTTAAAGTTGCAATTTTACAAGTGTATCCACGATAAACTTTAGAACCGGCTTTATATCCGTCCATTGTAGAAGTATCATATTCAGACAAATCGATAGTCACTTGAACTTTTAATTCGCCTGACTTATCATTTTCTTGTATAGTTTCTTTGAATAAACTATTTTGTGTTTCTTTGTTTTCCATAAGTGGTTTTAACCCCCATTACAAAATAACATCAAAAAACATCTTTATAAATTTAATTAAGATAGAAAGATTATTATTTAAAAGTTATTATGCAAAAAAAGAAAAAAGACAACCCCTTCGGGGATTAAATCGCTTCGCGACTTTTTTCTTTTTTTAAATATTTAAAATATTCAGATTGGGGGGCTTTATGCTTTCTTGAAATCTCATTATCACCTCATAATCATAGCAAAATTCTATTTCTTTATTACATCTCCAACAAATACATTTTATTTTTCCGAATTTGTGTTTAAAAAAAATTCCAAAAACATTAATTAATTTTCTTTTGTAAGTTGCTTTAATATATTTCGCCATATCTAGAGGAGTCAAAAAATCGTCTTTGTTTGCAGAAATATATTTTAACATATAATTTAGAGAGAAAAAAGAACTATCTTGTTTTGAAATATGAATATTCACATCTCTTTTAGAAGATAATTTAAATAAATCTACAATCTTAGAATTTTGGTGAAATATAACATTTTCAGAACCACATTTACGATTAGCACAATAATATTTTTTAGTTATGTAATCTTGTTTTATTAAATTCTGTGAACAATTAAAACATTTTCCTCTTATTTGATTATCTAATCTTCTACCATAGATTATACAATGAATATGTATATTCCAACCATACTCTTTTGATTGTTTAGTTTCCAATACATATAACCCGGCTTTGACTCTATTTTTTATATATTTTGTTCTTAAAAATTTAATAAAGGATTTTCTTATATGTTCCATTCCATAATCAAAGTTTTCATAATTCTTAGGGCTTATAGTTAAAAAATAAAGAGAATAATCTCTATCTTGATGTAAAGCATTAAGAAAAGGGGCATATTTACGCCTTAATCTTAATTTTCTGTTTTTTGCACAAGAAACACAGGTCCTTAGATTACATCTATGCTTTAAAGTTATCAATTCTGAACCACAATCGCAGTTTTTTAGCATAGAACCTGTAACTTTTCCACACATAAGCATAGAGTCTATTGATTTTTGGGGATATCCTAAAGATTGCAAATGCAGAGATATTGCACTATTACTAAATAAAGAGCGTTCTTCGGAACGCTCTACGACTTCTAGGGGGAATGTGTGAGTTTCCATATCAAAAATCTCCTTTTAAGCTGTAAAAACTCAAACAAGTTGAGTTTTTACCAAACGACTTAAAAAAGGGCGAACTTTTGCAGTAAGGGGGCAATTCAGGGGTCATTCTTCCCCCATCTTGCCTACACAAGAACTTATCAATATCATAATAAACTAGGGCGAGAGGAATTACACAAGTAGGGCGAAATAGTGCAGTAGTGGGTATGTAATGATGTCCTAAGAGATTATACAAGCAGTTCGTAGGTATCATAAAGCTGAAAGATTGGTTTAGCATTGTAAACAACCAAACAGGGCGATATATTTACTCTTTTTTGGTCATCCTCTATTTTTGTTAAATCAAAGTAATTACAAGAACAGAACCCTGTTTTTTTATCAAAATCGGGGTAGCAGATTAAATCAATTTGTTGTCTAATCCTTAAATCTATAAGATTAGTATATTGAGTTGTGCAAAGAATTATCATATTTCTTTTTCTAATTTGTTGTAAAAAATTAGAGAAAGTTTTACTCTCTCCCTTATTAAAATTTCTACTATCAAAAAATAATTCGATTTCATCTATAACTAGAACACAATCTCTAAGTTCACTATTCCTACTAAGATTTAAAACTTCTTCTGATGAAATAAATTCACCAAAAGCGAGGTGAAAATTAGCATAGATTTTATATTTATTTTCAAAAAATCTAAAGGCATCCTTAACCATAGTAAGAGTTTTACCTCTACCTCTAGCCCCTTTGTATAATACAATCATTTATTTTTTAACCTCTGTTTTTATGATTTTTATTTTGTTTATTATAAACATCTTTAAACTTACATTAAGATATGCTTTTATCATTTCATCAGCATAAGGTTTTAATAAATCTGTGTCTTCAATTTCTAATATTATTTTCATTTTGCACCCCCTTTAAATCGTTTTCTATTTCTATTTGTATCCAATTTTTAAGAACAACAAAATAAACAAATGAAACAATAAAAGCTACAAAAATCCAAAAGAAAGTTAGATTTACCCATATGAAGAATAAAAAACAACAGAACAACATAATAAAAGCAAATAAAAATTTAGATTTCATTGTTAGAAAATATAATCTATAAATTTATATATACAAAAAAGAACACCTAAAATTATTATAAAAATAGATATTGAAGAAGAACTAAAGGCAGAAAATAAACTCGAAAAAAGACCTTTTTCTTCAACGGGGGGAACATAAGGGGGAACATAGGGAATTAAATTACAAATTCCATTATACCAATAACCAAAATGAGTTGAACAAGTCGCCTCATTTAAACAAAGTTTAGGATTATGGGGTGTTCCTCGCGCACCTAAACAAGAACCCAACAAAGAAGAACAAAAATAGCCGTCATCAATATTATAAAATACCCAATGACCCCCTACTTCTTCACATTCTTCTAAAGAATAACAAAAATTTAAATGTTCTAAAGAACAGGGTATTAAATCTAATAAAAAAGTTAAACCTAAATTTGAAGTTAAATTAAATGTTTTAGATTGTGGAATATATCCGCTTTTATTAGCATATAAAGTATAATTAGAATAATAAATAATACTCGTCGATAAATTAGTAAAAGTAGGTATCCAATCTGTCCCGTTGTAAATTTCTGCATTAATCCCATATTGATTATCAGTGCACCCTAAACGAGGGAATATTCTATAATAATTATCACTATAATTAAAATAAAAAGTTGTAGAGTAAGCAGGACCTAGACCTAGAACAGAACTATTTTCCGTCCAACCAGCACCATTCCATTCATAGCCCCTATATGCCTCTGCCCCATAAGTTTCTAAAATTGCATACCAATTTAAACCGATATTAAAAACATTAGGGGGGTCGCCGTGATAGAGAGAATAAAGCCCGGAAACTGCTGAACTATCACTATCCCAACCGTTTCCATTCCACCTATATCCTTCCAGATTTCCATAAACAACCCTATTCGTATAAGCCATTAAATAAATTGTATTATTAATCTCAAAAACCATAGGCTCAGAATAATAGCCGTCACCATAAGCATAAATTCCACTAACCACAGAAGTATTACCTAAAAATTCTGAACCATTCCAAGTTTTTCCGAACCATTGACCATAATAATCCCCAAATAAAATATTTAAAGAATTATCTGTTTCAAAAACTACAGGGGCAGTAAATCTACCAAAACAGGAGTCATAAGCAGAAGTAAAATTAATTGTCCCTATTGTTTTATTAGAATATTCATATAAATATTGAGAGGAAATAAAACCAGAGTCATTAGTTAAAACAGAAAATACAGAATTATTATAATTATCATAACAAGAAATATTAACATCTTCTAAAGGTGTGACTATATTAAAAACAGAAACATCGAGATAAAATTTAGAACCATTAATTTCTGAATAAGCAGAAACTAAAGGAAAAACTAACAATATTAACAAGATAATAATAAAAGATTTTTTAGATAATATTTGTTTTTTTTCTTTCTTTTTTTCTGAACAGATATAATGTTGATTAAGCAAATCGTTTAAAGGTTTACTGCAAAATTTACAATATATTTTATTTTTCATTTGTAAGCCCCCCCGTCTTTTGTGGGATGATTACAATGAGTATTTTTCTTATTTTTCATAATTAATTTTCCTTTCTTTTTTGTTCTTTTGTTTATTCTCATTGTTTCACCTTTGCGATATTTGAAAAGTTACCTAGTTTCTGCATATCTTGGTCAAATCTTTCGCGTCTGTTTACATCTACAAACTCAGACCTAGACTTTCTGTCTAAAGAAAACTTTAATCTCATAAAACTATTTAAAAATTCCCCGTAAATATCAAGTTTCATTTTGTCTAGAATAAAAATATTATTCATTTTTATTTTATTAATTAATATAATTTCTTCTGCTAATAAGTCTGTTCTCATATCTACATTATCTTCTTTACTCTCAAATAATTCTTGAAAAGTAGACTCCCAAGCGTGCCCTTTTACATATTCTTGCAGAGGATTAAAAAGTTTATCTTCATCCATTATAATTCTTGTCTGTTAAATATTTTTCTTCACATTGAAGAATAACAGACAAAGCCTCTTTACAATCTTTTTCCATTTTTTCAAAATCTTTTGCATTAACAAATCCTAATCTCGCAAATAAACTTTCTTGTTCTATCATTTTGATAACCCCTGTGCTGTTTTTGTTATTGACTCACTAGCCCCGCTTAGAGTGTGACCGCTTAAAAAATACCAAGCAATCGCACCAATAATTAAAATTACTAATAAAACTTTTGGTTGCATTAACCAAGCGAAAATATTCTTTTTTGAAACTTCATTTAGTTTTTTTATTAAGTCTGACTCTAATATCTGTCTGTAGGTTTCGGGGTTTATAACTGCCTTATCTACTCCATTTAATAAAATTGGGTTAGGATTATCTAACCTATAAATATAGAATTTTGTTGTTGAAAACCAATAAGTTAATTTAAAATATGTTGCTTTTTCCGGTATAAAATTATAAGATTTATCTTTATATGAAAAAGTTAAATTACCCACTTTTATTTTTTTAGATTTTCCTACAAATCTACCGCATTCATCAAAAAATAAAGCTTTATGTTTACACCAATCTGTAATAGGGCGAAGATAACCCATTTCTTTTTTATTAGGTTTATTATTTTTTATTTCAGACTCTAATATTTTTAAATTTTCAGATAAATTTTTTAATTGCTCGTCAATTTCCATTGTTATTTTATATTAACAAGTTGTAGAATATAAAATTCCCCCTGTAAAATTTAAATCACACATAACTTTTGTTAGTCCTATCAAGTCAACACTTTTAACTATATTCATTCCTTTAGTTATTCCTTGAACATTATTTACTGAAAAATTTGTATTTGTA